TGTTGTGTTAACGCGTGTTTTGGCATTAAATAACAATATATTATTATATATTATTATTACACCTTTATAATAAGTATAATTAATTATAGTATAATTAATTATAGTATAATTTTTGTAAAAATAAATTTAATAATTTAAAAATATAGCATACAATTTAATTCCGTAAACATAAAAAATTGGATTAATTATTTGGCTATAATTGTTGGTTGTATTTATATTATTAAAACTGTTAAATGAATTCATAAAACTATATTACATACGTGCAAATAAATAATGTGAACGTTCTGCATTAGATTCATTGCCGCCGTCTTTAATATCATTATAATTATTATTTATTGCCTTTTGTTTTTTATAAGTTGTGTATAAACTAGAATCGGATACATATTTAGTATTTGTGTTAGAACATGGAATTCCTGTATTATCACAATTGTTAATTATTGACCCCATATTACTTTTTAATCTATAACGTGTTGGTTGTATCGGATTTGGAACATTACATACATAGTTTTGTCTGGAAAGATAATCGCTAATATTATATACTGCGGTAAAAGGACTAGATATACGAGAATAACCATTTACATTACCTCTAGCATATGGATTATTCCAAGATTTTATAATGATTTTTCTAGTAATAACGTCGCTAGAATTTCGTTTTCCGTTTGCTGTTTGCTTTGTGGAATAGCTTTGACTTCCACCACCAAAATCGTTTGCAGTTAAACTCATATATATAAGTATATATATTATATTTGTATTTTACAATTATTTTTGTAACATAATATTTGTTAGCATTTACATTTTTAAATATTTTATTTTTATAAAATATTTAAATATATAAAACATCTTAAAGAATAAATATTAATGTGCTAAATATACCAACTATAATTTTTATTTAGTGTTTTGTTTTTTCCATTCCTTTGCGGCTTTTTGCAATGTTTTTTTAAAAGACCAGTTTTTATTATTTTTACAGGATTTGTGTGTTTTTTTTACGAATAATACCCATTTTGTAGGTTTTCTACGAGAAGTTTTTCTTTTTTTACCGCCAGTAATTGACGACGCCATACAAGCACTACATGCACCACCTTTAGTTCGTTTTATTCCTCTTTTTGGTTTACGGCGTGTTTTCCCTCCTAATATTTCGTTGGAGGTCATTTTTTGTTTACTATCAGTTATTTCTGGTTTACTATCAGTTATTTCTGGTTTACTATCAGTTATTTCTGGTTTACTATCAGTTATTTCTGGTTTACTATCAGTTTTTTCTGTTTTTGTTGTGTTTTCATTGATTGTTTGGTTGTTTTCATTGATTGTTTGGTTTTTATCATTTATGTTATTTGTATTAGTAAGTCCCTCCATTATTATATATTATACATATATAAAATTATGTAGCATAATTTCAACATCATGATTATTTAATTCTCCATATAATATTTTATAAAAAATATTTAAAATATATGAAACATCTTAAAAAATAAATATCAATGCGCTAAATATACTAACTATAATTTTTATTTAGTGTTTTTTTCCATTCTTTTTATGCTTTTTGCAATGTTTTTTAAAAGACTTGTTTTTATTATTTTTACAGGATTTGTGTGTTTTTTACTAATAATACTCATTTTTTAGATTTTTTACGAAAAGTTTTTCTTTTTTTACCTCTAATTGTTATTCCAGAACCATACCCACTATTTTGTTTACGGCTTTTACTTTTTTGTTTTCCACCTACAGTAGATTGTTCAGTTTGTCTTTTAATTATTAGTTGTTTTAAAAAAGATATATCCATTTAAATCGTATTGAGTAAACTTTTTTTTAAATCTGGTGATATATTTTTTATAGGTGTATCATAAAGTTTCTCTAGTTGCCATTGAAAATGTTTTAATTTATCTGCTAGTTCGTAAGTATTTACATTTTTATAGGCTTCATTTAAAAAATTTATGTGTTCGGTTTTTGTTGGATCCATTATTATATATTATATATTAATAAAATTATGTAGCATAATTTCAACATCATGATTATTTAATTCTCCACATAATAAAGATGTTGTTTCGTACATATTACGCAAAACATCATCTGGCGCAATTGACCCTACTTTAATTAAACCCTTTTCATATAAAAATTGTTTAACTAATCGTATAGGGGTTTGTTTTAACGATTGTTTTTTTGTAATTATTTCATCCCGAATTGTTTTATTGGAAACTAATATTCCTAAATTATTTGGATTTTTTTTAGAAACTCCTATTTCAAACGTTCTTCTGATTGTTTTTTTTCTTTTTGGAAATTTCATTTTATTTATTAAAGAATATGGTTTTTTTTCAAGGGTTTCATCATTTTTTTGAATATATTTATGTTTTAAATTAATTGGTTCTAAATCACCATATGTATCTTTACTATATTTATTATTAGTACTACTATACATATCATTACTGGTTGGATTATCAATACGAATTTCGCTAAAATTCGGCATTTGCGAAACGGGTTCTAAAGATTTTTTTGGATATACTAATTTATTAAATTCTCTATAGGTTGGTTTTGTTCCGTTTTTTAATATACCATATTCGGGTGTAGGTAGAGGTTTATATATACTACTTGTTGGAAATACCATATTTACATTTTCATTCGTGATTGAAATCGGATTTTCATTATTGTTTATTGGTAACACATCTGCATTTTTTAATTCGGGTGTTGCGTGCGACGTTAATACAATTGGTGGTTCAGATAATACATTGGTTGTTGGCAAAGAAATATCTTTAAAAAATGTCAACGATTGTTCAAATTCATTTTCATTTTCATTTGTGTAATTTTTAGGGGTAAATTCATTATTTTCATTTTCTAAATTGAGCATTTTATTTTTTTCGGTTTCTTCTTGTTTTTGACGAATGTATTTTAATAGTTTATTACGTTTAGTTTTATTACAATCTTTGTTTTGTTTCACTTTTAATTGTGCTTTAGGAGTTATATTATTTTTTTTTCGTTTTATTTGCATATCTGGTATTTTAAATAATTCTGGATTAATTGTAATTTTTTTACTCATTGTATTATCTTGAGAATAATTGGATTGCGGTATTGATGATAAAATCATTATATAGCTATTTATTATTATTTATTATAATTTATTATTATTTATACGAATAAAATATTCAATGATACAACTTTTACACCCTTGAAGATTTTGTAAAATGTATATTTATACTTTATAATACACCTAAAAGATTAAATTACATATGTACAACTTCAAATGTTTGATTTAATGTTGTAAAATTGATTATTTTTATGTAAAATATGAATTTTTACAAATGTCGTACCAAAATTTAATACATCACGAAACAAAATGCCCAATATTTTCAGATACATATATTAATATTTTCTCCCTTCCAATGCAAATAAACCCACTAATAAAACAACTTTTATTAAAATATTCTGGATTACGTAAAAGCCATTGGTGGCCATATTTATTCGAAAATTCGTCTATTGGAGCATATAATATTATTATTCAAGATTATTGGATGATGGAATGGAACAATTTATGTTCAAACACAAACCCCGATGCATTACGAATTTTAGAAGAAAATATTAAAAATATAAATTGGAGAAAAATATCGTCAAATTCATCAGCAATGTTTATATTACAAAAACACCTTAATAAAATAAATTGGGATAGTTTTTCAAAAAACTCTCATCCGGAAGCTATTCAAATATTGAAAGAAACCCCCGATAAAATATGTTGGAAAGCTCTTTCAGAAAACTCCAATTCAGAAGCTATTCAAATGTTGAAAGAAAACCCATATAAAATAAATTGGAAAGCTCTTTCAAAAAACTCTCATCCGGAAGCTATTCAAATGTTGAAAGAAACCCCCGATAAAATAAATTGGAAAGCTCTTTCAGAAAACTCCAATTCAGAAGCTATTCAAATGTTGAAAGAAAACCCCGATAAAATAAATTGGGATAGTTTTTCAAAAAACTCTCATCCGGAAGCTATTCAAATGTTGAAAGAAAACCCCGATAAAATATGTTGGAGATATTTATGTGTAAATTCTAATCCAAAATGTATTGAATTATTTGAAATATATTATGAAAAATATAACAGTTCTTTACAATATAATGATATAATTAATTATGGTAATATAACTAATATACTAAAAAATCCAAATATATTTGTATATAATTATAATAAAATGAAAACCAATATGGATTATATACGTGAAGAACTAATGATGAAAGCATTGCATCCTACCCGTGTTATTGAATGGATTAACAGCGAAAACGAAGATATGTTGTAATAGTGTTAAATATTGTAATTTAGTAATATAACGTGTTTGTATTTTTGTAATATAATCTGTTTTTTCTAATTAAATCACCGATTTATAGGTGTATTTTTGGTGGGTGGTACGGTGATGTAAATGAGAATATATGTACTATATTTTAATTTTATAATATTTAATTAAAAAATTGATTTTGTTTTTTATTTTAAATATGTTAATTTATAGTTGTATTGGAGAGTATTAATCGTATATATATATTGAACACAAATGGCATCAGTTTCAGTGGTAAGAAACCTAAAAGCTAATTTAATAAATTTAATAGATAATCTTCCAAGTGATATTAAACAAAAAATATACTATGATTATTTTGATGTTGAAGTGAAATATAACAGAATAATGAAAATATTCCGTAAACAAAGTGGATTAACTACGTTAGGGTCAAACATTCTTACCAGATATTTAAAAAAAATGTTAAATGATGAATTGCTATTATCTTATGTATTAAAACACTCCTTATCATTTAAAAGAATATATACATGTTATATAAAAAACGACAAAACATATTATTTTGAACAAATTAAAGACGAGCATTTAAATTTGACTTTACAATGGATATGGTGTGAATATCATTAATATGAAGTAAATATAATTAAATATTTATATAGCCCGTAAATTTATATACTAAAAAATTAAAAAATAAAACAAGTACATTTTGTACTTTTTTATTTCATGACAGTAATAACTTTACCCACTGATATATATTTCATATATTGTCGATCCAATTATTTACTTTTTTTTTGTCGTTTTCATTTACTGAAACATTTAAATTTTGATTTTGCAAAAAGTTTATAATTTCATCAATAAATTTGTCTTCATATTTTTCGTTTAATTTTTCTAAAACTTCGTTATTTATTAATAATATTTTTTGTAAGATACAATAGTTTTTATATATAATAATATTTGGATTGTCTTTTAACGTATATAAGTGAAAAGTAAAATTATTTTTTTCTAATTCATTTAATGTTTTTATAAATTTTGGATAAATGAAACGTAAATGTCTTTCTAAACCATGAAATGAAAACAAATATTGTATTAATTTTATAATTGTTTGGAAAGTATTTTTATTTTCAATTGCTTGAATTTTATTTTCTAAAATCAATAATCGATTAAATAAATGATTGTCTTTTACATCAGTATTTTTTATTAAATTAGAATATTTTAATATTTTATTTTGTTTTTCTAATTTATAAACTTTATTTCTTAAAAATTCATTTTCAGTTAAAATATTGTCTTCTATATTCGTATTGTCTTCTATATTCGTATTGTCTTCTATATTCGTATTGTCTTCTATATTCGTATTGTCTTTACTTAAATTTTCATTTTTTTCGTAATACTCAGGGTTATTATGATATTTAAGTGAAGGTTGTTGTAAAATGCATTTTACATTGCGATTTATATTATTACATATTTCTTCCTTAGTTATTATGGCTTCATTAATATTGCTTTTATCTTCATATAGTAACTGTATAAATTCCATTTATTATTATATTTATATTGTATTTTTTATATATATGTTTTAATCAATGACCGATTTCAAATATTTTATAAAATATAAAATATTTGGATTTTGTAAAGACAAAAAAATAAATATTAAATGGTTAAAAAATAATTAAAAAATATATACAATTAATTGGAATATGCCACACCACACATACCACTCATTACACGAAGAACATTGTAGTTTACTGCATAAACGCGAACTTTAGCAGTAGATACACCTGCTACTGCTCCAGAAGAAAGAACCAGTTGAAGAACCGCGTTATCAATTCTGGAAAAGTTACATGAACCACTTGGTTGATGTTCTTCAGGTTTTAATGCAAATGAATATACATTAATACCAGTATCTGGTGCACGAGTATGATGTTGCCAAGGTTGAACTACATCAAAATAAGAACCTTCTCGCTCTGAAAAACGATCTTGTCCATTAAGTTGAAGTTTTGCAGTAACGCAAGGATTTTCACCCCAACAATGCATATCAAGAGCAGTTTCTGAAAGAACGAATGTTCCTGCATCTGAAACATAAGATCCTGAGTTACCTGCTGCATTAACACTACCATCTGCATTAACGTGATTAAACATAGTGTCAGGTGAAGTAGGCCATCCTCCACCAGTACCTGCAAAATAATGACTATTTCCGGTCGTTATATTCGTATCAATAGCTCCAGGCATTTCAAACAATCCTCTACTTGTAATATATGCATTGGCACCTTGTATTTCCGTAGGTCCACCAAATGCATGTATAGCATTAGGTAAAGCATCAATAGCATCAGTGTAATTAAATGGTTGTGCTCCCAAAGTTTTAAAGAGTAATTGAGAAGCATCAAGTGATGAACAATAATCTACATTTGCATCAGGTTGTACAACCCATATTAGTTCTTTCACGGGATGATTAAAATTTAATTTAATTTTATTTGAAGAACTTCCAACACTTTCATCACCAGTAAACTGAAGTTGTTCAATTAAATATTCATGTGGGTTTTGTGCCATCTTTCTGCGTTCATCCGTATCGAGGAACACATAATCGACATAAAGTGATGCAGCAACCAACGATTGTTGATATGCAGATGTGACTGTTGCAGAACCGGTGGTTTGATTTAAAGAACCCACAGCCCATAAACATTCACCAATTGGACGAATATCCAAATTAATTTTAACTTCGTGATACTGAAGAGCAATAAGAGGTAGAGACAATCCTGGATTTTTGCAAAACCAAAACAGCAGAGGAATGTATAGGGTGGTTTCAGGCAGGGCATTTCTTGGTGCACATACTTGGTTTGGACCAGTTGTTCCGCTGCAAGGACCGCTAATTGCTGCAAAAGTGGGATCAGTAATGTAAGTGAGTGCGGTTGTGTTTCCAATCATTTTAAAATATCCGCGTTGTTGTTCTGAAGTTAACGTAACTTGGTTCCAAATATGCATCCAATCACCATATTGACGATCAATACGTTGACCACCAATTTCAACTTCCACCTGAGCAATAAGTTGCTCTCCAATATAATCTAACCAACGGGCATACACTCCATCTTTAAAATTTCCATTAAGGTTAATATGACTTTGACTAATTTCAGGAAGAGTTACTTGCAAATACGTTCTATAACACAAATCTCCATTTCGGCTAATTGTGCAAGTTACCCGACGACCAAAATCTGCTTGTCCTTGAAAAGTTTGTTCAATAGATTCCATAGCAAAATTAGTATGACGTCTGTAAGATACTTTCCAAAAAGTTATTTCTGGAGTTCCAGTAAGAAAAACGTCTTGAGCGCCATACGCGACTAATTGCATTAAACCACCTGCCATTTTTTCTTATATATATTATATAAAAGAAAAAAAAATGGAAAAAATCGCACTTTTAAATATTTCCTAAATATAACTA